CTAATAATACTAATACAAGTATTGCACAATTAGGAGAAGCTTATAAATATGTTGCAGCAACATCAAGAAGTTTTGAAAGTATGGAAGAAGTTAATATAATTTTAGGAACTTTAGCAAATGCTGGAGTAAAATCAGGAAAAGCAGGAAGAAACTTAGCAGCAATATATGCTAGACTTTCTAAAACTACTCCTGACATGGATGCAGCGTTAAAAAAAGTAGGACTAACTTTATATGATAATAATGGTAAGTTTAAAGGATTAAGAAAAATTCTTGAAGAAATGAAACCTGCATTGGCTAGGATGACAGATGAACAAAGAAACTATTTTTTAACAACTATTGCAGGAACAGAAGGAATGACACTTTTATCAACTTTACTAGAAACAAATAAAGAAGATATGGAAAAAGTCGAAAATGCTATTAGAAATGCAACAGGTGCAACTGATAAAATGGCTAGTGAAATGGGCAGTGACACAAAAAATAAAATAGCAGAATTCAATAGTGCTGTTGAAGATTTAAAATTATCAATTGGAGAAGGATTGGCTCCAACAGCAGTTGACTTTATAAATCAATTTACAACTAAAATGAAAGAACTAAATTCTAAAGGAACTTTTGATACTCAGAATGTTGAAACTTATTTTAATAGAATATTCTCTCTTACAGCTGAGGCTATTAAAGGTTTTGCGGCATTAAAAGTAGCAGCAATGGCAGAAAATATTTTCCCAGGTTCTGGAAAATATGTAATAGGTAGTTATGCAGCATATAAAGCTGGTAAATTTGTTGGAAATTGGATAGGAGATAAAGTAGGAAGAACAAAAAATAAATGGGAGTTAAGAAAAGAATATCAATCAAAAGGATATACTTGGGATGAAGCTAATGCACAAGCTGAAAAAGATTTAGAAACTATAGATTTAAGAAACAGTAAAACAGATAGCGATGATAAAATCATGTACATAAAAGCAAATATGTTAAAAGAAAAAATAAAAGAAAATAAAGGCTCAGGAAAAGGACTAGAGCAATTAATGAAAGAAACTGATGAAGACTTTAAAGAAAGAAGAAGACTTGCTAAATTATCACCTCAAGATTTAGCTAAAGAACAAGTTGTACAACAAAATAAAACTGTCGAGTCTTTAAATAAACCTATACCAATTGGAAAACCTCTACCTAAAAAGCCAAAATCTGAATATGAAAAATCATTTGAAAATCTAGGATTTAAAGCTCCTATAGCATCAACTACTAATTTTTCTCCTCAAGTAAATGTTAATATGGGTGGAGTTGTAATAAAAAATGAAGCTGATTTAGAAAAAACTGCAGAAATGTCTAAACAAAAAATAATGGCAGAGTTAAAAAATTATGTACAAATAACAAATTAAAGGAGGGATAGTATGAAACCAACATTTATTTTATTAAAAAATTCTACAAGTACTCCTTTTTTCTTTGTTGTTCCACCTTTAGATTTAAAGATTGAAAGTGAGCAAGACACACAGATTTTTAAAATAATTGATGTAGGAGAAAAGACATTAATAGGAAATAGAAAAGCTGAAAGAATTAGTTTTTCTACATTTTTTCCTAATCTTAAATCTCCTTTTTTTAATTATTTACTGTCTGCAACACCATCTGGCTGTGTTGAAACATTAACTAAATTAAAAAACGATAAAGAGCCTTTAACTTTAATTGTTCCTGAGTTCAACATATTTTTTAAATGCTATATCCAAACTCTAAATTTTTCTATAGTTGAAAGAACTGGAGATATTGATGTAGAAATAAGTTTAATAGAAGTTACTAAAAATAAAACCTTGCTAGATGTAGCAAGAGGCTTATTGCAAAGGTGATTTTATGGAAATAGTTAAAATTTATGTTAATGGAAAAGAATATAAAAATATTTTTATTCAAGTAATTTGGAGTGGTGCAATTCACGGAACGGCTAGAAAATTAGAAGTCGAGTACTTAGGAGATATCATAACTGAAATAGGAGATGAAATTGAATTTTCTTATGATGATGAAAAATTATTTGTTGGAAAAGTATTTTTTCATTCAAGAAAAGGAGATACTGATGTTAAAACATTCTATGCTTATGACAATTCTATTTACTTAAATAAAAATAACTTTGTTAAAAACTTTTTTAGAAAAAAGCCAAGTGAAATATTAAAAGAAATATGTGGAGAACTTAATTTAAAAGTAGGTAAATTTCCAAAAGATGAAGTTACTTGTACTTATCCAGCTATTGATAGAAGTGGATACGAAATTATATTGAATGCATACACTATCCAGCATAGAAAAAATAAAATGATTTATTCTATTGTAAGCAATGAACAAGCAATAGATATAGTTGAGCAAGGGACTTATACAGATGTTCTTTTGACAAGTGCAGATAACATTTCCACTTCTTCATACGAAGAAAGTATAGAAAATATGGTAAATCAAATTGTTATCTATAAAGTTGAGAATGAAAAGCAACAAATACTTAATAAAGTAGAGAATGCAGAAGATAAAAAGAAATTTGGACTATTTCAACAAGTTATGCAATTTGAAAAAGATGTAGATAATATAGCAAACGCTAAAGACATGCTAAAAAGTGTAGAAAAAAGTGCAAAATTACAATGTCTAGGAAATGTATTAATTCAAGCTGGATACAATATAGGGATACAAGAGCCAAATAGTGGGCTTGTTGGAGATTTCTTAGTTAAATCGGATGCTCATGTCTTTGAAGGAGAAACTCATTATTGTACTGTTGAGTTAGCTTTTGAAAATGTAATGGATAAAGCGGAATTTGAAAATAAAGAAAAAGTTAAAAAAAGTGACAAAAATAAAAAAGGTAAGAAAACTAAAAAAGGAAAAGCTAAAAAAGTAAGTAAATTGGATCAACTGTTTCCAGAAGGGTGGGATAAGAGATGAGTGATTTAGGATTAATGATAGGTGAAATGATAAGTCAAGCTACAAAAGGAACATCTATCATAAAAGCTTCGGTACTTACTCCACCACCAAACCTAACGATTGAATTTGATGGGCAAGTTATACCATCTAAGCAAATTTACTGTAGTAATTACTTGTTACCTCATTATCACAGAGACTACACTATTGATGGAGTTATAGATAACATTGAAATAGATGTAGCTAAATACGATTATAATAATACTACTCAAGACGCTATGGGGCATAAGATACTAAAATTAGAAGGAAGTGGAAACTATGAGGGAAATGGAACATATAAATCTCACAAGGATATTTGGTTCGAGGATACATTACAAAAAGGTGATGAGGTATTAGTGCTTGTCATGGGAGTGCATTATGTTGTTGTTACAAAAATAGTAAAAATGCCGAGTGGAGCAATAAAGGGGGTGTAATGTGGAAAAAGATTTTAATATTTTTCTTAAAAAAGCAGAAACAGAAGTTGAAGAAATGGCAACTTTTAAAGAATATGCTATAGACTTTAAAACTGGTGAATATATCAAGGAAGGTAATGATATAAAAGTTTTAGAAGAAAATGAAGCTTTAAAAGTATGGATATTTAAGGCGTTAAAGAGTGAAAGATTTAGATATACTGATGTGCATAGTGATGAATACGGGAGCGAATTAGGAACTAATATAGGAACTATCTATCATAAAACGGTTAAAGATGCATTAATGATAAATCAAATAAGAGATACACTATTAGTAAACCCTTACATTACAGAGTGCTATAATTTTGACATTTCTAATGAAGAGGAATATGTTCCACAGATAACCTTTAATGTTAAAACAGTGTATGGAGAACTAGAAATGGAGGTGTAAATGAAAGATAAAATAGAATTAAGAAATAATTTCTTAGATAATCTTAAAAACCCACTTTCAAAAATGGAAGGGACTTTCAATTTTGATATTGCTGCAACATTTGGAATTACAGCAGAAGAAGTTTATAAAGAGTTAGAGTTTTGGGAGAAACAAACATTCATAGATACAGCTACAGAAGATGAATACGTTGATAAGCATGCTTTAATGTTTGGAGTAAAAAGAAGAGTTGGAACTAAGGCAAAAGGTATTTTAAAAATAACAGGAAAAGCAAACTCTATCATAGAAGAAAATACAATATTTTTAAATAGAGATGGTATAAAGTATAAATCTTTAAGAAAAGAATATTTAAGCACATCAGGAGTTGCAGAGATAGAAATAGAATGCTTATCAGAAGGAAAAATAGGTAATGCTGCAATAGGAGAGATTACAACTTTTGAAATTCAAAATAGCAATATTTACAGTGTTACAAACGAAAAAGAAATTATAAATGGATATGATAAAGAACCTAATTCTGTATTAGTTGCTAGAGCAAAAGAAAAAGCTACAAGACCTGCTCACAGTGGAAATATATATGATTATGAGCAATGGGCTAAACAAGTTGATGGAGTTGGAAAAGTCTTAGTAAAACCTCTTTGGAATGGTAATGGAACTGTTAAAGTTCTAATTGCTAATTATAATAATGATATAGCTGATTCTAGTCTAATTCAAAAAGTTAGAGAAAGAATACAGAGCGATGACGGTAGACCTGTTGGAGCTGATGTAACTATAGAAAGCTTTAGAGCTAAGACTATAAACATAGAAGTTAATGCTATATTAAAATCTGGATATGCTCTATCAGATGTAAAAGAAAAGATTGAATCTCTTTTGAAAGCTGTTATAAAAACTGGGAGTACTACATTTGAGAAAGTTAATAAAACAATACTATCTATCAATCGTTTAGAGAAAGCTATTTTAGAAATAGACGGAGTAAATGACAACTTTGTAAAAGTAAACAATTCTAATTCTAATATAGAAATTGCCGATGATGAAATTTTAGTAGTTGGGACAGTGATTATAAATGAGCAATAGATTGATTGAGAAAGTTTCAAAAATAGCTAGAAACACTTTACAAGAAGATTTAATAAGAACACTAGATTTAATCTGTGAATATGCTAAGAATGATATACAGAAATACAAGGAGCTATTATTCATAGCTTTTTTTAATGAGCAACAAGTGGCTAACTATGAAAGATTTATGGAATTAGACTATAAAAATGGTTGGAGTCTACAGGATAGAAAAGACAGAATTATCTATACTTTACTATCTAAAAATATTTTTACACCTCATGTTTTAAAAGAACAAGCAAAGATATTCACAAATGGAGAAATTGAAGTTATTGAAAATTACAATGATTATTCTTTCATAATAAAATTTACATCTGTAGTTGGAATACCTCAGAACTTAGATAATTTCAAGAATTTCATTTATATCAATAAACCAGCTCATCTAAATTTTAGCATTGAATTTAGGTATAACACACATAATCAAGTAGCTTATTTATTGCATAGTTCTTTAAAAGCAAAGAATCATAAAGAAATTTATGACACTAGATTATATGAAGATAGTGCTGTTGTTGGAAAATATCATAGACATATAGAAATGAGCAATCTAAAAAATGATGAATTAAAAAATAAGACACATCAAGAAATTTATGATGAAAGGAGATAGAAATGTCAGAATATACTAAATATTTAAGATTGATTAAACCGCAAGGAAATGAGTACTACAATGTAGAAAATTTTAATCACAATGCAGAGTTGATTGATAAGGAAACTGAAAAATTAAATACCGCAGTTACAAAAATTCAAGAAGGAGCAACAAGAGAAAAAGCTGGAATAGTGCAGTTTGGAACAGAAGAGGGTAAGGCTCTTGAGGGTATGATGCTTGCTAGACTTGCAGGATGTGTTGGATATGGTGGAGACATTCAAATAGCTGGAGTAAAAGATGTAAACTACATTTACTATGATAGAAACACTAGAAAAATGTACAAGTGTTTAAATCAAAATTCCGATGTATCTGCAAACGTGGCTAATTTTATCCCTCTTGACAACAACAGTCTTTTGGATAGATTGGAAAATCTAACAAGAAAAACAATCTTACTTTTTTATAATGGTGGGTCATTGATTCCTAATGGAACTACATCTATT